TTTCCACCCAGGCGTTCCAATAGGTGATATTTTCGCGGATTTCCTTGGCGTTGGCGCGGGTGAGGCTGCGCCCGCCGATCGAATAAGACTGGCCGGTGGCGACCGCGGTGTCAGCGGCGAGCCAGGCGGCGAGCTGGGTTTCGGCCTGAACGAGGGTGATGCCTGCCATGCGTCCCCCTTTCGGTGGTGTCCGGCCCGGTGGGCAAATCCGGACCGGACGGATCAAGAAGGTGGTACGTCGAAGTTGGGGGCAGGATACACCCGGAATTTTAACAAAAAGGAGGCATCACTTCATTTTTACTTCTTTTTGGGGTCATTTTGGGGTCATTTTGGGGTCATTTTGGGGTCTTATTTTTCTTGACACGTTTTCGAGGGCAATCACCCTGGACCGTCAATCAGGTCATCAGGGGCATTTTTCATCGAGACCCGGGTGACGGCCTTGAAAAACTCATCGATATTGTCTTTGTGGGCATAACACCGGCTGTCCACGTATAAAACCGGCATCCCCATTCTGATGAACTTTTTATAGTTGTGATCCGTGATCTTAAGATAGTCCATGATCTCCTTTTTGCCCATAAGGATTTTATCAGAAGTCGTCATGAACATCACTCCATCGCAACAGGTTCGCCAAATTTATCTCGATACTTCATTTCTGCCGCCACTGCCTTGCATCCCTCGGGATACTTATCCCAAAACCATTTTTCGCCGGAAAGCCATTCGAGATAGGACCTCGGCAGGTCCTCGATGTCCTTTCCTTTGTATTTTCCGAAGGGCATGGTGAAAAGAGAGGCGGCCATGATTATCCCCTCCGGCCGGCATATTCTTGCCGATCGCATTTCATCAAGGCGCGGACGCGGTAGCGGCTCGATTCCTTCAGACCAAAAATCTTGCAGCGGCCCTCATCAATCACATGAAATATGTCTGTGGTGTTTTGCGGTACGAAGTTGACGCACCACCGGCAGTTTTGAGACTCATTTGTCGATCCTTTGCGGTAATGATATTCATCCTTCAGCTTCAATCTCGGCAGCGATCCCATCGTTTAATCCCTCCATCTGGACGAGCCGGATCCCAACCTCGATCGTCAGCTTGACGATGACCGGGATCGACCGGGGCTCTGTCAGGGTAGCGGTGCGGTAGTCCACATCGTCAGCCGTTATCGTCCTCGCGGGCGGCAGCGGAGAGGAAGACTCGCCGACCCGCGCCTTCGGAGCGGCCGAGGATGTTTTCTTTTTCCCATGGACGCCTTGTTTGATTTCGCCCCGGTTGATCCTGGCCTTGATCTCTGCCAGGGCGGCGGTGCGGTTGTCTCCGTCGCGCCCCTTCGCTGCCCTGTAACAACTCCAGCAAAATCCTCCGCCTACAATGCTTTTTATTCTGCCGCAATTCTCGCATGGTTGTGGTTTCTTGCTTGCCATTTCGATTTCTCCTTTCTTGATCCTCTTTTCCGCCGCGAGCCTGGCCTGGCCCGTGAGGATGTTTGCCGTCCGTTCCTGTTTAAAATGTCCCGATACGACGACCGCCGGCTTTGCCGCTTTGGCCTCCATATTCGTCATCACCGGGGCAATCCCCGCGGCCAGCCGGCCCGCTCCTGGATAAAAACGGTTTCCGCAGATCGGGCAAACGATCGCATAATCACCGACCGAAAAATGGTCGTCGCGATAAAGTCCCTTCGATCTGCATTTTCCGCATACATAGCCCATGGATCCCGTCCACTCGATCAGGTCACCCCGCGATTCAGTATCCTTCGCCCGCCGCTGGCCGCCGTTGGACCGCCCTGGGCGGCCTTCTGCTGGATCTCCGCCAGGAGGCGCAGGCCGCCGCCGGGGAACTCCATCTCTACGCAGGCGGCGGCCAGGACCTCGGCGTCGAGGAGGTGGTTCGGCCGCTGGTGCGGGTTCACCCACTCTTCGCGGAGCCGTTCGGTGACCTGCTTCTCCTCGGCCAGGATCTGGGCGGCGTAGTCCTGGCCGGTCGCGCTGTGGAGAAAAGCGCCGCCGGGGAGCGACCGCGTCTCCGGATCCGAGGCGAGCTGCAGCCGGTAGTGAAACTGGTCCTTGGCCTTGGCTGTGTCCACGGAGAGGAGGCGCAGCGCGCCGGGGAGCTTCTTTCCCGCCGGGGTGGAGAGGATCTCGGCGCCCACGGAGAGCATGGTCGGCAGCGGCGAGCTCGCACCCTTGGTCCCCCAGAGGGCCAGACCGCCGCGGCCCCGGTTCTTCAGGAGCCAGAAGTAGGTCTCCTCGGTCATGGTCATGTTTTCGTACTTCTTGCCGCCGCCCGTATCCACGCAGGCCCGGAAGATCCGGAAAACCTTTCCCGCCTCGCCGGGGTAGGCCGTCTCGTAGAGGAGCCGCTCCACGTCGGCCCAGTCCGCCAGAAATCCATAATGGATGAGCCAGGAGGTAAGCTCCGGCGCCCAGGCGCGGACGACGAACCAGAAGCCGTCCTGCTGGACGTCCAGGCCGCAGGTGAGGGCCACGGCCGCGGCGGGAACGGTCTGGGGCGCGAGCTCGCAGCGGGCCGCCAGGACCTCGTCTTCGTCCTTGGAGGTGACGATCAGCCTCCAGGGTTCGGCGGCGTGTTTGTTCTGAAAGTTCTTGAAAAGGTTGATATCGGTCCGGCCGCGCAGGAAGGCGGCGGCGGACTCGGACAGGGAAACGAAAGGCGACAGCCACGAGGGAAGATGGAAGCCGATCTTCACGGGCCGGCGCTCTTTGAGGTAGTCGGTCATGTCCAGGGGGGCCGGGGCGGTCTCGCCCTCGGGCGCGGCTTTGACGCGCTCGCGCCAGCGGCCCGCCCGGACCGCAAGGTCGCGCTCGTAGTCGTTCCATCGGGCGTCACAGGATTCGCACTCGTACCAGGCGAGCTTTTCGGCCTGGATCGTCTCGGGATCCAGGGAATGGCATTTGCCGTCGGGTCCGGGGTCGGATTCGTGGGGCCACCTGATCCGGCCGAAGGTCATCTTCTGGAGGTTGCCGCAGGCCGGGCAGGCGACCCAAAAATCGAAGATCGCCTGGGCCTCGGTCGTCATGGCCCGCCAGATGTTCCCGGTCTCGACGGTGGGGGTGGAGATCTTCCAGATCTTCCGGCTGTGGCGGTAGGTCGCGGTGCGGGCCTCGCCCAGGGAGATCGGATCGGTCTCGCGCTTGCCCGCGGTGTCGGGGTATTTGTCCACCTCGTCGAAGATCACGTAGCGGATCGGCTTGTTGGCGAGGCGCGCGGCGGAGCGCGCCCAGGCCATGTAGATCGGCATGTGCTGGAGGCTGATCTTGAGGAGCGTGGAGTCGTCCTGCAGGGCCGTCATATAGCCGCGCAGGCGCGGGGAATGGGAGATCATGGGCTGAATCCGGTCCTGGTTGTTCTCGCGGGCGGTGAGCTCGTCGGGGTAGACGCAAAGGGCCGGGCCGGGGTCGCGGTCGATGGCGTAGCCCAGGCAGTTGAGGACCGCCTCGGTCTTGCCGACCTGGGGCGAGGCGCAGAGGATCACGGCCTGGACGGAGGGGAAGAACGAGGCGTCCATGATGCCGGCCAGGTACGGCGTGACCTCGTTTTTCCACTTGCCGGGAAGGACCGACATGGTGACCACGCGGTAGCGCTCGGCCCAGCGGGAGACGGGGATCTTCTTGTGCTTCCGCAGGATCTTGAGCTCCGCCTCGACGGGGCGGTAGGTGTGCTCGATCCGGCCGGGGATCGACAGGATTGAGGGCGGCAGCCAGGGCGCGCTGCGGGGGATGAGGAGGGGGGAGAGCATTTTAGGCCCTCATATAACGGCCCCAACCCAGGGCGCTGCTTTTTTCCGGGCGTCCTTCGCAAATACCGACACCCCATCCCGCCTGATCCACCAAAGCCAAAAGTTGCTCCTCGCTGACGAGCCGCGGATTATACTCAATACTGACCCGAAGCTGCCATTCCGGATATTCGGGACGATAGGCCAAACCGCGCGTACTAATACCGATCGTCACGGGGTCCTCGCGCATAAAGCCGACGGCCGGAGTCCCGTCATACCGCTCGATCGGCACCAACTGCCCGGGTCCGTCAGCAGGATTGATGAAAAGCGCCTGACGCAATGCGACTTTGGTAAGGTCGTCAAAGGCAGTTGCCGCGCTGATGATCGATTTCTTGATGGCCGCCACAGGAGCGCATTCCCTGCCAGCGGCGTCCTTGTATTTAGCCGCCTCGGCTTCCTCGTTGGGTTTCCTCTCTTCCTTGGCTTTTTTCGCTTTCTTGAGGTGCTTATCCCGGATCTCCTTTTTCGCCTTTTCGGAAAATTGACGGACGACCAGGGGGGACGCCGGAATGCCGCGCAATGTCAATTCGATTGTTTTGACTCCATCGTACACTTTTACCTTTTCTTCTTTCTTCGTCTTCATGACTTCCTCCTTCTTGATTTTTATGTGTTATTTTTAATCCTTGCCTGCCGAGCCAAGCCATACCGTGCCGAGCCAAGCCATACCGTGCCCTGCCTGCCGCGCCAAGCCATGCCTGGCCTTGCCTGCCGTGCCTTGCCGGACCCCGCCGTGCCGCGCCTAACCACGCCGGGCCGCGCCTGCCGAGCCAAGCCATACCGTGCCGAGCCAAGCCTTACCGCGCCGAGCCAAGCCTGGCCTTGCCTTGCCTGCCGCGCCATGCCTTGCCTGGCCGAGCCAAGCCTTGCCTGGCCCTGCCGTGCCTCTCCTGCCGAGCCAAGCCCCACCCTGCCAAGCCGTGCCTCACCCCGCCGGGCCTGCCGAGCCAAGCCTGACCTGGCCTTGCCGGGCCTTCCATGCCGTGCCGCTATTCTCCTTCCGTATACTTCTTGCCAATTTCCTCCGCCTCGAACACCACCCTGTACTCTGCGACCGAGGCGTAGGCGTTGATGTGTTCGTCCAGGTTGCATCATGTAGTTCGTCATTTCGTGCGCGATCTCCAGGGCCAGGTTAAGGTGATTGACTGTCTCCAAGTACGCAGGAATTGTGATATTTATTTGATGGTCCTGGCAGTAGAGCCATCGCATGACTGAAATCTTGACTCCATGTCGGCGATAAAAAAGACGATCAAAATGTTTCCAGCTTTCACCGTAAGGCAGGCTGTTGACCTGGGCATATTTGTGCATAAGGTCGTTGAGCTGTTGTCGTGGAGTGAGATTCTTAAAGTAGGAGATGTCGATCATAATTGGCTCATTTCTCATACCCCGGTAGTGGAGACTTGGAGGTAAAATCAAAAACCCAGGGATGGTGGTCGGCAAGATATAAAAGACCGCCTGATGCCTCGACGGCTTGGCGGATGATGGCCAGGGGCCGGTCGTATTTCAGGGAGAGGACGATTTCACCGGCGGCGTTGTCTACCATAAAGCGGTACCAGGCCTCCGGCCATGAACGGCGGAGTATCTTGAAGCCGGACGTACTGAACTGGCTGCCGCCGCCGCAGAAGACGCATCCGATGGTGACGGCGCCGCGCAATCGGGCGGGATGGGTCGGGAGGCCGTGGCGGCGGGTGTAGCGGCGGTTCATCTGGTCGGTCCATCCCAAAAGTGGATTGCAAATGGTCAGGCTGTCCGATTTAACGTGATGGCTGGCGCCGTCCTTGATCGCCCGGAGTCCCCGCAACATATCATCTTGGCCGCCACGCTGGCCGGTAAATTGGAGAGTGCAGCCGAGCTTCCGGGCAAGGCGGCGCGCCGGCGCGATCTTCATGTTCCGGCAGCAGGAGGAGACATCGATTTTGAAACCGAAGTTGCGGCTACGGTGCTTCTGCATCCAGATCCGGGCAGCGAGTTTTCCGAGCATGGGCCATCCCTGCCGGCACCACTGCTCTTCAGGTGTGCGCGTAGGAGCGGCAATGTGAAGCTCGGCGCCGTATGAGCTGCAAACCTTTTCGACAAAGGGGCGCGTCTCCGGATATTCCATCCCGGAATCGGCGAAGACGACCAGGGGCCGGTGGGGCGTCAGTCGATAAATGATATCGAGGAGGATCAGGCTGTCCGTCCCGCCGGAGAAAGCCAAACAGGCTCGGGGGTGATCGGCCATCGCGTCATTGATGATTGCGAGAGTGGTTTTCAAGGGGTGGTCGCCTCCATAAGAAATTCTAATGGGGAATGTTCACCCGCCTCGGCCAGGCGGTGGAGCTCCGTCACTGTGTCGGCTGTGTTTGGATCGGCCATGAAAAACAGGGTCGGGTTGCCTCGGCCTTTCTGAACGACAATGGCAATGGCATTATTCAGGCGGGAGGGCTCGGTATCGGCGAGGTGGCGGACCTTCTCCGTCAGTGTTTCTATGATCCGATCAGCGGTGTTGTGTGCCTCCCGATATTCCTCCTCGGAAAGGATTTCATCCTTGAGGGCGTTGATCTTATAGTGGGCAAGCAAGTCGTCGACAAAACCCGGATCATAACCGGCAAGCTCGACATCCATATCGATATCCTTCAAAATCACATGCAGGAGCTCCGGGTCAACATGGGAGAGTTCGGCAATGCGGTTGTCAGCGAGGAGGTCCTGCCACTCTTCGGCCTCGCTTGCATAATCTTGAAAATCGATCGGGACTTCAGTTAAACCAAGTAGGCGGGCGGCCTCATAACGACCGTGACCGCGCACGATCATCCCGGACAGGTTGCTGACGGTAATAGGTGCTCGCCATCCCTGGGCCTTTATTATTCGAGCCAGGAGTTCGACCTGCTTTGTTGGGTGAAGGTTTGGGTTCCGGGGGTTTGGTTTGAGTTGGTCAGTCGGGACCATCTGGTTATGGGCGCAGTGGACTTTAGGCATCGGTGGTCTCCATTTCCTCCGCCGCCTCGATCACCACCGTGTACTCCGCGACCGAGGCGTAGGCGTTGATGTGTTCGTCCAGGTCGCGGGACATGAGGTTGATGAGCTCGCCGACCTTTTTCATGTCGCCGGCTACGGCGCGGATCCACTCGGCAGAGCGGGTCTGTATCCAATGGCGCAGGCCCGCGTAAAGGACGCCGGCGCGGGAGGCGAGCTCGATGTCCATCTGCTCTTTGGGGATAAAGCGGCCCTGCTCACGACCGATCGACAGCTCCTTACGCTGGCGTTCGAGGTCGAGGTTTGTAACCTCAAGCTCGGCCTTGCGGCGCTGGAGCTCGTCCATCCTTTCGCCGACCTTCTTGCCGGTGGCGACCTGTTTCAAAAAGGTCCGGGCGTACTTGTCGGCGGCGCGCAGGGTGAATTTACCGTCGGCGCCGGGGGCGAGTTTTCCCTCGCCGTGGTGGCGATAAAGGCTGGTGCGCGTGACCTTCCAGTCCGCGGCCCTAAGATACTCCAGGACCTCGGCGAGGTTGGCCAGGGGCTGCTCGTCGTCCTTGGCGCCCTCGATCCGGAGCCGGAATTTCTCCAACGCGGTTTTCGATGATTCCCAGTCGCGCAGGTTCGAGGCCGTGGGGTCCTTGCGGTAGCGGTCCGTGTTCGTGACGAGGGCGTTGAACAGGGTGACCCCTTCGACGCGCACGTCCTTGGACTGGTCCTCGATCAGCTTCTCCAGGCGCTCTTTATCCATTTCTCTCCAATTACCCTTACCCTATTTTCCATAACCGACGACAAATGATCCGTACAAGCCCGCGCAAAGTTCGCGGTTTATGCACCTTTCCGTCAATTTCAATCAAAAGATAGTCATCATCGCCACGCTGAAAGCTACGAATCCTGTGCTGCCCGCCAAAAGCCGCGCCGTCAAAAACGACCGTTCCAACCTCTTGAGCAACAATGGCTTCGGAAATGCGCTTTTGCGCCTTTGCCGCGTTGGCGTTCCGGCTCCACTGTATTCTTTTCTCTTTTTTCAGTTGTGAGTAGGACTTACGGTTCATCCGGTACTTCCATTTATGGATATTCCGGCGTTGGGGCCACAGAACAGCCCGCCCTGTCCTGTGCGCTGTTTCGCCAGTTCCACGTACTGCGGGTTCAACTCGATCAGCACGCTGTTCCGCCCGTTCGCCTCGGCCACCTCGCCCGTCGTCCCGCTGCCGCCGAACGGGTCCAGCACCGTGCCGCCCTGTGGGCATCCGGCGAGAATGCACGGCGTGATTAGGGCCGGAGGGAAGGTGGCAAAGTGGGCGCCGCTGTACGGCGCCGTTGCCACGGTCCACACCGTGCGCTTGTTCCTGTCGGCCACCAGGTCGCAGACGGCCGCGTGAAAGCTCTCGTTCGCCTTGGTGCCGCTTCCGGCCTCCGCGCTCTTCGGCGTCACGCCGGGCTTGCGCATGTGCTCAAACGTCCTCGCGATGGTCTGGCCGCCCGGCCCGCCGTCAGCCCATTTGTGGTGATCCGATCTCCCTCGAGCGTACCGCGCGTGGGAGTCTGGCGAAGACGGTTCCTTGATCGCGTCCGCGTCGTAGAAGTAGCGGGCCTGCTTCGCCAGCAGGAAGATGTACTCGTGCGCCTTTGTCGGTCGGTCCTTGACGCTCTCCGGCATGGTGTTCGGCTTATGCCAGATGATGTCAGCGCGCAGCAGCCAGCCATCTGCCTGCAGGGCGAACGCCACGCGCCACGGCATCCCAAGCAGTTGCTTGGCCCCCAGTCCGGTCTGCGTCCGCATGTTGATCAGTGGATTTGTCCAGTAGCCGTGCTTCCCTGCCTTCGCGCTGGGGCAGCGCGTCGCCCGCGTGCCGCTGTCGTAGGCGTCGCCCATGTTCACCCACAACGTGCCGTCACCGGTCAGCACGCGGCGGACCTCGCGGAACACGGCCACCAACTGCTCAAGCCATTCCTCTGGCGTCTCTTCGAGTCCGATTCCAGGCACGCCGTAGTCACGCATCCCCCAGTACGGCGGAGACGTGACGCAGCAGTTGACCGACGCATCGGCCAGCGTCTTCAAGACCTCGCGGCAATCGCCTGTAAGAATCGTCACCATATCAGTCCCCAGAACCCGGAACCCCAACAACCGGGTGGTGCCGACCGGCTACCGCCGGCGGCACACCCGGAGCGTTGGCAGTACCGAAATCCATCCGCCCTTGCGCGTGCCACCGCTCAAGGCGTCGGCGGGCCACCTCGACCCACCGCTCGTCAATCTCGATGCCGATGGCCTTGCGCCCGGTCTCCAGCGCGGCGATCAGCGTCGTGCCGGACCCGCAGAACGGGTCAAGCACGGTGTCTCCAGGGAGGCTTTGCAGCCCGACAAAGTGCTGCACCATCGCCAGCGGCTTCTCGTTCGGGTGTTCGCGCTCTCGCGGAGGCATCGTCCGCACGATGTTGGAAACCGCCTTGTCGGGATCGGCCCACCGTAACCGCCCGCCGGAACGGTGGGCGATCATCAGCATTTCATGGTCGCGGCGGTAACGCCAGCCCATGCCCGGCCCTCTGGCGGTCTTGTCCCAAATGACCGAGTGGAAGAAAGTCAGGCCGCCTGAGTCCATGCGTTGCGCCACCCATGCGAACGTCGGGCGAGGGCCGCCGCCGCAGCAGCAGCAGCAGCAGCAGCTGTCGCGCTTCAACACACGGGCCGCTTCCGTCAGCATGGCGTCAACGACCGTCCGCATTTCATCCGCGCCGTCATTGGCAATCGCTTCCACGGGTCGCTGCCGCGCCCCGGCAACGCCAACACGCGCCGCCGCAAGGTCGCCGTCGTTGTTGCCGTGTCCATAGGGCGGGTCGGTCCAGAGCAAGTCAACGGACTCCGCAGGCATGGCGGCCATTGCCTCCCGGCAGTCGCCGTGCCACAGCGTCACATTCTCGTTTTGGAAGGCGATCTTCACTTGTCCCCCGACTCGGAAACTGCCAACAATGCGGTGGAGGGCGACGCCGCTATCGCGTCGCGCCTCACCGCCACGTTAGCCATTTTCCTCCGACAGTTCCCGGACGATGCCGATGGCCTGGTCCAGCCGGCCGGTGGTCTCCAGAAAGGCCGGCATAGTCATTTCGACGTTATGATCTTCGCAGTAGCTCCGGCGCATGTACCATAGGCTCATGTGGTGCCGGCACTTGTAGCGTCGGCCAATTTCCTGCCAGACCTGGGGATGTGTCTTTCCCGACGATGTCGCCAGCAGGTGGACCATGGCGTTCAGCCGGCTCCGCGGTGGTAGATTATCTATGTCTGACATAGGATGTTCCTCCAGGTGATCTCCTCGGCGGGATGGTTTGAGATATATTCCAGGACCTCCGGCGACTTAAAGACCAGCTTATTGATCCTGCCGCCGACGTATTTCCCGCCGCGCAGGACCGTATAACGGCCCGGCGTGTTGATAATCGTGACGGCGGGATTCTTTTGCAGTAGCGCGCAGAGCTCGCGGACCGGCGCGGGCAAATCCTCGGGCGGGGACTGCAAGGCGGCTGGGGGCTCGGGACTTTCGGCCCCTGTTTGGCGAGACCGGACCGGCCCGTCGGGCAAATTCTGTGGAGGCGCCTTTTGCGGGGCGACGATCGTCACCGCCGGCGGAAGCCCCGCTTTTATCCACTGGTCAAGGGCTATCCCCATCTGCACGGCTTCGCCGGGATCCTTGCCCTTCGGGACCGGCCAGCGGTCGTGGTGGGCAAAGTTATCACCCCACCATTCCATCGCCTTTGCGCCGGCGGTGTCGTAGTCCAGGGCGTTGAGGATCTGGAGCGATTTTTTGAGGACGGCGAAAGTCTCGGCGTCGGGCTTGGCGAAGACCGAACCCAGGGCCACGGCGCCGGCCAGATCCGAGGCCGCGGCGACGGCAATCGCGTCGAGCTCCGACTCGACGATTACAAAGGCCCGGCGCTCCCGGCCGATCAGCATCGTGGACATGGCCGATCCGGGTAGGACGTAGTAGCGCGGCTCACCCTCGGGGCGGCGGATCCGGATCCGGTAGACGACGCCGTCGACGATGTAGGGGATCACCAGACCTTGCGGGATCCAGAGGGCTCTTGGGCGGCCGTCATCCCGGAGGACCTCTGGGAGACCCCAGGCTTTCCGCGGGCGGTAGATGTCTTTTTCGTCCTCGCCGGGATTCCAGCCGAGGCGAAAATCGGCGGCGGTACCGGCGGAGATCCCGCGATCGGCGAGCCAGGCGAGGGTGTCGGCGTTTGCCGAAAGATTGGCCGAGGCCCAGGTAATGAACTTCTCCGCCTTCTCCTGCCAGAGATCGGCGGGCGAGGCGTGGGTCGCCGGATGGAATTCGGGTTTCGTCCGCTGCGGCGGGGGGGCCGGTCGATCGCGATGATCGGGCAGCGTGACGTTGAGGTACGCGCAGGCGTCCTTAAAGGACATACCGTCGTAGTCCCGGAGGAACTGGATATTGTCGCCGCTCTTTTCGCAGCCGCGGCACCAGTAAGCACCCTTCCCCTCATTCTGGCACGGCCAAACGTGGAAGCGGTCCTCGCCGCCGCATCCAGGGCACGGACCTTGCCACTCGCCTCCGTTCGTGCCGGAGACCTTTTTGAGCTTCACGCGCTTATTGGCCAGGTCGAGGACGTTCATGACAGGCTTACAAACCCTCCCTGTTTTCTTCCTTTTCCTTTTTCTTTATAACTATTCATATTCATTACAATATATACATATATTTATAATAATCCCCCCCGCCTTTAGGGATACTGGAGGGTTATTAGCTATATTAAACGCGTAGAGTGAAAAACCGTGATAGGGGGGAAAGTATAGGACGATCCCTCCACTATCCCCGAACTATCCAAACTATCCACGACAATCCACTGAAATTGCACATCATTCGACGATTCGTGTCGAAAAGCAAACCCTCCCCGAAATTTTGACGGCGTGGGGAGAGTTGGAGGGTTTTTAACCATATATTTCCATTTCATTGTTTTTCGGGCTTTACTGAATATACACATGCCTATACGTCCAAGTCTCCCTCGCCCTTAAGGGCGATGCCGTGATAGATGATCACGCCGTTCGACTTGCCCTTTTCATATTTCTGTCCGAGCTGCTTACCGAACCAGGTGCCCGAGGGCTCGCTCTTGCCGATGTTGTCGTGGAACCAATCGACGAACTTCGTGTAAATAACCTTCGCCTTTTCGGTAGCGCCCTGCTCCCGGATGCAGCACTCGTCGATGAAATCGGCGAGCATGTCCTCGTCGCGATGGTACTTCGATGTGGCGTCGGTGATCGCCTTGGGCGGGTTCAAGCCCTGCCGCTGCCAGAGAAGACAGCCCCGGACCAGCCAAGAGAGGATCCCTGAAGATTCGGCGAGGATCTGTTGATGGAGATCGAGGATCGCCCGGCGCTCGGAAGCGTCCTTGGGATCGCGGTTGACAAAGGAGATCGTGAAGGGGATCAGGTGCAGCCGCTCCCAAAACGCCTTGTCGTTAGCGGGCGCCGAGGGCTGGGTGTTGGTCATAAGGATCAGTTTGTGTGTGGGCGAGAAACGGGTCGGATATTTGTCGTGGGGGTTCCGGCCGACGAGCTCGTCCTTGCCGGTCAGCCATTTGATCTTCGATGCGGAAAAACGCTGTCCCTCGTCGATCTCGGAGGCGAAGGCCAGGCGGATCCCCTTGAGCGACATGATGTCGGGAGAGGGACCCGAGGCGGAGCGCGAGAACTTCTGCGAGAGGAGCATCTCGGAGGGGATCGGGCAGGCCAGCTCGCCCATGACGTGGCTGATGGTCTCGACAATGAGGCTCCGGCCGTTCCAGCCAGTGCGGCCATACAGAACCGGGAAGACTTTTTCGTTCACCAGGCCCGTCATGGCGTAGCCGAAGAGCCGCTGAAGGTAGGCGACCAGCTCGTCGTTGCCGTTGAAGATCTCGAGGAGCGACTTCTCCCAAAGGGGCGCTGGCGCGTCGATGCCCAGGAAATCAACCTCGTTGCTCGATAGGGAAAGGTAGTCGGAGGGGCGGCCGGGCTTCAGGCGGCCGGTCTCAAGATCGATCACGCCGTTGCAACAGGGAAAGAGCATCGGCTTCGCGTCGAACTCCTCGCCCTTGATCGCCAGGGGGTCGTCGATCGTGTGGGCGAATTTGAGACAGGCAGTGCGACGCTTGTCCGCCCGAAGCTGGCGGGCGCGGGACAGGAGGGCGTCCTGTTTGTCCTTGAGCTTTTTGATCTTGTCAGAGCTGCCGTCGCCCTTCAACGCGGAGGCGGCCAGATCCGTGATCTCCTGGCCGACGCATTTATATTCCTCCAGGTAGTGAGCGACGACCTCCTCCACCGCGGCGAGCGATCGGGACATGACGTCGCGCTGCCAATGGTGGCCGTTCCACGTGTACCACTCCTGGGTGTTTTTTACGTAAAGGAGCTGGTCGCGGAACAGTGTCGTATATAGGATGCTGTCGCCGAGCTCGTTGGCGAACAGGCAATCGTTGATCAGCTTTCGCGTGACCTTGGGCTCCTCGGGGGCCTGGCCGACGGCGCCGGCGAGCTGGGCGGCCTCGAGGGCGACCCGCGCCTCGACCTGCTTACGGATATCGTCGGATGAGGAGTCCTTGGAAAAGCCGGCGGATGAATCGTCAGTCATTCTGTGCTTTCCTTCTGAGTTGATAGATCCGGCTCAACGACACATCCGGCACGGCCGTCTTGATGATCGTCGGGGCAAACTTCGCCGCCAACATTCGCAAGATGGTGTCCATGTCCCTGGGGTCGATGAGGTGCGTCGATTCGGCCAAAAACTGGCGGACGCAATCCGGGTTCTTGCATTTGTATTTCTGCTTTCCAGCCTTCGTCTTGCCGTAAAGGATCAGCGTATTCCCCCCGCAGTCAGGGCACCTTAGCTCTGGCATGACGCACACCTCTCAACATTCGCTCTGCACATAATCCCAATTTCCCGAGAAAATTTTTATCAACCCGGACATGAAATCCGAGGTGCGAATAACCCTATTTCGCGGCGGGCGCCGGGAGGACCCGCGGCGACGGGGATCGGCATAGATACTTGTATTGCTTTCTGAAACAGGGGCGCGGGGGTGTGAATGTGAAGCCATATCCCTTATCACTTCATCATGATCTTAATGGTGTTGTCCTGCGAAAGGGCGATCTCCATGTTTTCCTGGGCGTGGCGGGCGACCACGCGCTCGGCGATCTCGTGCCACGTCAACAGACGAGAATAGGATGGTTGCTTGACAAACATGATCATGGGTTCGACCGCGTTGCCCAGCCTGCCCAATGATGTACGCCTCCAGATGCCGGCCCTGAGACCGCCGCGACGATGGCGGACGACGAAGTATTCCATGCCTCGTTTAGACTTCGTGCCCGTCTTTAACTTAGACTTCTTCGCTTCGGTGATGTTCGCAGAGTAGCCTTGCTCGCCAAACGCCTGCAGGTATGAGAGAATCTGGACGATGAATCCCGGCGACATGTTGCCGTACTGATCGAGGGGGCACTTCTCGCCGGGCACCGCATAGTAGCCGGCAGGCAGGACGCCCTTTGCCCGGAGGGCAGACTCAAAGGCTTTGAGCCTCCGTTGCCCGCCCTCGGTCTGGACAAGGAGATACTTCTCGCTGCGACTCTTGCCGCCGAATTCGCGCAGCAGGATCTTGGCGGCCAAATACTTTGGCGAGGCGGGGTTGACGTAGGGTGCGTTGAGTGTGTAGGGGACCGGCCTGTCGAAGACCTTCTTCATCTCCTCGACCAGGGCGTCTTTGACCTGGTAGGCGGTGAGGTTCAGCGCCCTGGCGATGGGGTGGGGCAGCGTCTCGTGAAAGGCCCTGAGCGCCGCGGCCATTTTCTCCTTGTTCGTCTTGACCTTGATGTCCATTTGTCATGCTCCTTGGGAGTTGTTTGCAGACGTGGTTGCGAAGGTGGAATTCTACGCGCTGGCGTATAAAAAAGGCGTCGCCGGAGTGAACGGCATAGGAGGCGAGGCATCTTTCGCAGAGGAGCTCCGTAACCATCGGTTGTCGATTGATCCTGAACATGGGGATTACTCCTCGAAGGGTGCCAGGAAGGTCTTGCGGTCCACCGCAACCTTTGGTGCGGGATCCTGGCCGGTTTGTGCAACGCCTGTTCCGTCGAGGAGATCGCGGTTCATGAGAAGGGCGTAGCCGGCGATGTCCTGCCAGGGGTCCTCGCCGAACGCCTTTTTCGATGTGGCGATCCGAAAGAGTTTGTCGAGGATCCGGATCGTCCCGCCCAGGTCGTCGTACTGTTCCGGCTTGATGCCGCTTGGATACATGACTCGCAGGATTCCGCCGACCTTGTCGAAGGATCTGCCGTAGGCCCGCTGCTTGGCATCCACCAAACGACCGACCGCGGCGCCGATCTCCTCATATTGGCCGGGCGTACGCGTATCGCTTGCCGTCATGCCTGCCTCCCCGCCTGCTTGCGCCGGCCGTTTTCGATGCGCGCCACGTTCCTCGACGCTTGTGCGTCTGCGACGGGCTGGGTCACAGCTTCGGCTGCCGCTTTGCGCTCCGCCGCTTCGGCGCGCTGCCTTCGCCTGGCCAGGTCGGACAGGGCCTGTGCGAGCTGCGCGTAGGCGGCGCGGATCGGCACATGGACGGACCCCAGGCACCGCGGGCAGTGGCTCGCCTGGTGGATGACATCACAGTCCACGCAGAGCCTGGCGCTGTTGACGTGGATCGCCACGGCCTGCTGCTCCTCGAACAGGCCGCGAAGTTCCGCGGACGTCAGGGGCGGGAAAAGTTTCATGAAAACTTTATACGACCGGTTTGCGCGGCAAAAAAGCGACATAAACGACATAAATCCCTCCTATGATCTTTCCAAGGCCAGGAACAGCCAGGCAACGAAAAAAACCCATATCACCAGCCCGATCGACAGCAGCGCCCTGACGCGGGGCGGCCAGCTCTCCTCGTCCGTGATCTCAATAAACCTCTCCATCCATGTGTCGCTTTTCATAGCCGTGCCTCCATGGTTTCGGTTTTCGGCGGCTGTGCCGCCGCGGGTCGCTTGAACTGGGCCAGGTAACGGGCCATCGTCGCCTTGTCGCCGCGCTCGCAGGCGAGGCGGTAGTCGCGCATGGTGACCTCGCCGCGCGGCCTGCCTTCCAGCAGGTCCAGCCGCTCCTGCAGCTTCAGGATCATGTCGAGGAGCTCTTGTTTATTGACGGTCATGCCGGCCCTCTCCTCCGCTGATTCGATAGGCTTGATGTCTCAATCTGTTTGATCAGGGCTGTGATCGCCTGAATCGCTTGGTAGCTCTCCTCCTTCAGACGGTCGACCTCGTCGCCGGTAAGGTGGCCGTCTGCGATGCTCGCGTCGAGAGCCGACATGAGCTCGCCGAATTCCTTGACCGAGCGCATGGTGAGGCGGACGATATCTTTTGTGGAATCGGTCGACCTGGGGATCTGCACGGCGACCCTTCCCAGGGAAGCTTCGATGCGGTCCAGGACGGAGAAATCCCCCGTGGATTGGATGAGGGGGATGAGCTTTTTCAGGGGGAAGCGGCAGCCGGATCCCGTTTCCGATTCTTCGGGATCGGGGAGGGCGGCCCGGGTGAGGTAGTTCTCGCTCATGCCGATCTCCTCGGCGATGAGCTTGAGGGGCTTGCCGTTGCGGTGAATCGTCTGGTAGAGCGCGTCGCGCAGCGTATTCATATTTTCCCCCTAAATTTTAATTGTTTTTATTTTTCCCCTCGTGTATACATACACTCGGGGGAAGATTGCTTTTCCCCCGCCGGCCATTCGTCCAAGAGCGACAAGGTCCCTTCCAGGAGCGCTCTGGAGGCGGGGCCGTTCCGATAGCCCGTCAGGGCCATGACCAAGGAATTGCGGTTCACCGCCTTGCCGGTGCGTTCGGCCATACGGCGGCTGATAACTTGCAGGGAACCGGGGCAATCGAGATCCAGGTCGACCATCCGGTGCTTCACCTCCTTGCGAAGGGCATTGATGTCTTGATCCGTCATAAGGATTTACCGTTCAATGCTCGTTAAGGTTTCAGGGTTAATTCTTAATCCTGGGGTGATTGAATACACAAATATTCAATATTTGTCAAGTAAAATATTAAAAAAAAATGAAAAAAATAAATTTGAATTTAAATTACAATGAGATACGCAATCGTATCGAAATTGATATTGGGAAGATGGGATCAAAAGGCTGGGCCGATCTCATTGGGGTTAGCATAAACGTGGTCAGCAATATACACGGGAAGGCGGGCAAGCATTATCCTTCACTGCAATATGTTGTGGCCGTCGCCAGGGTCACTGGTAAACCTATCGACGTAATCCGGCCAAAGGGGCACACCCTATTTTTCAAAGTCAACAATGACGGGGGTTTCATGAGGAAATTATATAACTCTTAATCAGTAGGTTGTCGGTTCGATCCCGACAGGGCTCACCAAGAAAATCAAGGGGTTATGAGTGATTTCACAACCCCTTTTTTCTTGCCTTTGGGGCACATTGGGGCACACCCAGGGACGGCACCCGGTCAGCGGCGGATACGGTCAAAAATGGTTTTCGATAAACAAGAGGAAAAAATTTATCGCTTCCGTGGTTTTAAGAAAGGCGCGGAAGGTCTCGCCGCTGTTTAGAATCGCCCGTCTCCCCTTGAGCTTTCCCACGGAGGCGGCAAGGAGAACACACCCCTGGGTGTCGTCCTCTGTATTCCCGGGGTGAAACAACACCGCGGTGTGCCCGGGCACGATGATCTCAAAGGTGTCGGGATACTTACTCCCATGAAACCTCTTACAATGATAGCACCCCGGCTTGACAAACGTATCGTCCCTTTCGAGGGTGAAGCCCTGCAGCGCGCCGGCAAACCGCAGGACGCCGATGATCCCTTCCGATGACTTTTCGAGTCTGATCAATTCAGCGACCGTCATTGTCCAAATCTGCTTTAATGAGCAGCGATTTCAAATCTTTTGCGATACTTTGGAGCCATTCTTCCTGTCGCTGCATGTCTTTTTCGATATTAGCCAAGCACATAATCACTCCTGAGTGTTCTTTGCAGGGGAACACCGTTTTTTCTTGACTGCCATTTTCTTTTTTCTGCGCCCGTATGGCCGTTATAGCCACGGCGCCGGCGGAGACGCAAAGGCTTCCAAGTGCAATTCCAGCTCCGATTTCCATGTGGCTGTTCCCCCTGATTCTTAATTAGATGATCAATTCGCTTGTCCCCGGCATTGATAAATCCCCTTTCCGCTGCGCTAAAACAGATCCTCAGAAAAAGCAGATTTCAGAGTGCCTTGCCGGCGCGGAAGCCGAAGAGGAAGTTCGAGTCCGACGGAGCGTAGTCCAAGCGCAAGGCGAACACACCCGCGCCCGCTCCGTTGTAGAAGAGGCCGCCACGCAACGCCGCGCGCAGGGCAACCTTGTCAAACCAATAGCCATCGTTTCCATAAGTCGCCGATCCCGTCCCATCCGTTGTCGCGGGGATGGCGAAGGGTTTCAGGTCCGCGTCGGAATCGCGCAGAGTCAAGATCTTCTGGCCGGATGTACACCCTCCACTCACGTCAGTCGCGACGTGCTTGACGACGACAAAGGTCGCGGTAATGTTGCCCGGAGCATCGCCGTTGGTCAGGACGATCGTCGTAGGAGTGACATCGGTGATCGTGTAGAACGCGCCGGTCTCGGCGATGTAGAGCGAGTATCCGTTGAACTCGTCGGCGGTCCAGTTCTTCAACCAATTCACCCCCGCGCCGTCGCAGGTAAGCGTGGGTGTTGCCCCGCCGGACCCGCTGATCGTCCCGCGTCCATAGGGAGAGCCGGTATAGGTGAGGTCCAGCGAGGCGAGCACATCAACATGGCCATCGGTCTGCATGAATAAACCCATGACCCACTGCCATATCAACCCCTGGAGGTCGAAGACGCCCGACGCCAGGTGGTTGTGCGCCCAGGTGTTCGGCCCGGTGCCGGGAAGGGCGCGATGATACGCGCCATTTTCGCCGTGGAGAT